TGCAGCTCGCGGGCCGCGTAAGTCTGGACCTTCACCGTGCGTGACCAATCTCCGCAATCTTCCGAGGCACTCGCCTCGGTCCTGTAGCGCCCCCTCCCGACATGGGACGGGCGCTGCCGTCCCGACATGGGAGTGGTGATCGATATGGCTGGACACGGCCCGGCGCCGAGCGGGCGAAGGTCGCGTAAGCGTGATGAGAAGCGCCGCGAGGAAGAGCTGACCCCGGTCAGGGACGACGGCGAGTTCCGCGGCCCGGACCTGCCGGACGGCGTGCTGCCCGGCGACGACGACTGGCACCCGCGGACCGTGGCGTGGTGGGAGACGTGGCGGACCTCGCCGCAGGCGCAGACCTTCATCGCGACCGACTGGGACTTCCTCCTCGACACCGCGCTGCTGCATCACGTGATGTGGACCAAGGGCCGCTGGGAGTTCGCGTCCGAGGTCCGGCTGCGTGCCGCGAAGTACGGCGCGACGCCTGAGGACCGGATGCGGCTCAAGCTGAAGGTGGAGACACCGGCGGACAAGAAGCCCGGTGCGCCGGGCGCCGGCGGCTCGGTCACCGATATCGCGTCGCGCCGCGCTCGACTGAGCGAGTAGCCCGTATGCCGCGCACTCTGGTGCGCGCCCCCGACCACAAGCGAACCCGGTCGCTCGGCTGGCTGGCTACCGCGTGGATGGAGTACTTCACCCGGCACGGCCCGGGCGACGTGCAGGGCGATGAGGTCCACCACGGCGACGAGACGACCGGGTTCATCGCCGACTGCTACGCCCTCGACGTCCACGGGCGGCGGCTGTACGACTCGGCGTTCTACTCCCGGCCCAAGGGCTGCGACAAGTCCGGGCTCGGCAGCAGGTTCTCGCTGTTCGAGGCGCTGGGTCCGTGCCGGTTCGCCGGCTGGGCAGAGGGCGGCGAGGTCTACGAAGACCCGTGGGGCCTGGGGTTCCGGTACGTGTACGAGCCGGGCGAGCCGATGGGCCGGCCGGTCAAGGTCCCCTACATCCGGATCATGGCCACCGAGGAAGGCCAGACCGGCAACGTCTACGACTCGATCTACTTCAACCTCACCGACGACGCGTGCCCGCTGTCGCGCGTCCCCAGTGCCAACGCTGGCCTTACGCGGGTGCTGCTGCCCGACGGCGGCGAGATCACCCCGTCGACGGCCTCCCGCTCGTCAAAGGACGGCGGCAAAGAGACCTTCGTCTGCTTCGACGAGACACACCTGTACAACCAGCCCGAGCTGAGGGCGATGTACAACACGGTGACCCGGAACCTGCGCAAGCGGAAGAAGATCGCCGGGACCTGGTACCTCGAGACGACGACGATGTTCGCCGACGGCGAGGAATCGATCGCCGAAGGCACCTACAAGCAGGCCGAGCTGATCGTCGAAGGCAGGGCCCGGCGGTCGCGGCTGCTGTATGACCACCGGTGGGGCGAGTGCGAGGACCTGTCCGCCGAGGAGATGCTCCGCTCGGCGATCCTCGAGGCGTTCGGCGAATGCATCGAGTGGAACGACATCGACTCGATCGTCGACGAGTTCTACGACGTCCGCAAGGACCCCAACGAGTCCCGCCGGTACTTCCTCAACAGCCGCACCACCGCCACCGACGCGTGGCTGGCGCACCACGAGATCGCCGGCGCCGCCGACGCCACACAGGTCGTCGCCGACGGCGAAACCATCACCCTCGGATTCGACGGCTCCCGGAAACGCTCAGACACCGCTACCGACGCGACCGCGCTGATCGGTTGCCGGCTGTCCGACGGGCACCTGTTCGAACTCGGGGTGTGGGAGCAGCCGCAAGGCCCGGCCGGCAACGACTGGCAGGTCCCGGTCAATGAGGTCCTGGCCGCCGTCGTGTCGGCGTTCGCCACCTACAACGTGGTCGGGTTCTACGCCGACCCGTCGAAGTGGGAGACCTACGTCTCCGGCTGGGAGGCCGACTACGGCGCCCGGCTGCAGGTGAAGTCGAACCAGCAGCACCCGATCGAGTGGTGGATGACCGGCGGCCGGGTCATGCTCATCGTCCGCGCGACCGAACGTCTCCACAACGCGATCGTCGACCAGGAGATCACCTTCGACGGCAGCTACGCGTTGACACGCCACCTCGGCAACGCCCGCCGGCGGGTCAGCCGGTCGGGGATCCAGATCGCCAAGGAGAACCCGGAGTCGGCCCGGAAGATCGACGCCGCGATCGCCGCGATCCTCGCGTTCGCCGCCCGCGCCGACGCCCTGGCCAAAGGCGTGCTCGCCACCCAGCCGAAAGACAAGCGGATCCGACGTCACTGACGGGAGGCCCGGCATGGTCGACATTCGTACGCCGGACTCCCCTGATTGGTGGCTGGTCCGGCTCGGCAAGCAGCTCGACAAGAGCTGCAGGCGCTACGACCTGCTCGAGCGGTACTACAGCGGCAACCATCCCCTGCCCGAGGGCGATCGGCGGGCGCGTGAGTTGTTCCGGTTGCTGCAGAAGAAGGCCCGTACCAACTACTGCGAGCTGGTCGTCGACGCGCCGCGGGAACGGCTGAAGGTCGTCGGATTCCGCACCGGTGGTGACGGAACCGAACAGACCGACCGCGAGGCCTGGAAGATCTGGCAGGCCAACAAGATGGACGCCAACGCCGGCCTGGTCCACACCGCCGCACTGAAGTTCGGCATTTCCTACGTGATCGTCGGTCCCAACCAGAAGAGACACGACAGGCCGATCATTACGCCGGAGGACCCGCGCGAGGTCACCCACGCCTCCGATCCGCTCGACTGGCGGAAGGTCCGCGCAGCGATCAAGACGTGGCACGACGACGTGTCCCAGAAGTTCTACGCCGTGGTCTACCTGCCGGGAACGATCCACTACTACCGGTCGGTCAAGAACTACAGCTCACCCGACCAGCCCGAGACGAACAAATGGACCGCCGGCTGGTGGGAAATCGACACCAGCGAAGAGTTCCCGGACGGCACCGCGAACAACCCGCTCGGCGACGAAGTACCGGTCGTACCGTTCGTGAATCGCCCCGACCTGAAAGGCAACGGGCAGGGCGAATTCGAGGGCGTGCTCGACATCCAGGACCGGATCAACAACCAGATCCTGGACCGGCTCGTCATCGCGAAAATGCAGGCCTACCGGCAGCGGTGGGCAACCGGTGTCGACACCACGGACGAGAAGGGCCGGCAAACCGAGCCGTTCGTCCCTGGCGCGGACCTGCTGTGGTCGGTACCGAACGACGACGCCAAGTTCGGGGACTTCGCTCAGGCCGATATCACGCCGCTGCTGGCCGCCGTCCGCGACGATGTGCAGGACATGGCGTCCATCTCCAAGACGCCGCCGCACTACCTGCTGTCCAGCATCATCAACGCCTCCGGCGACGCCCTGAAGGCAGCCGAGACCGGCCTGGTGTCCAAGGTCCTCGACGACCAGGTGGAGTTCGGGGAGTCGTGGGAGACGGTGAACCGGCTGGCCGGCCGCTACACCGGCCGCGATGTCCCAGAAGACGCCGAAGTGGTCTGGAAGGACCCGGAGTCCCGCACGCTGGCCGAGCTCGCCTCGGCCAATACCCAGCTCAAAGCGGCCGACGTGCCGTGGCGGCCGCGGATGCGCCTGCTGGGCTTCTCGCCGTCGGAGATCGACCGGATGGAAGCCGAACGCACCGCCGACGCGATGCTCAACGGACTGTTCGGCCAGCAGGAAGCCGCCGGCCAGCCTCCGAGCACACCTGGCGCGAACAACGCGCCTGCCGAGGCCTCCAGCAACGGTGTACGGCCCTCCGACCAGCTTCAGCGGGCCGGGTAGGCGATGGCCACCGCCGAAGAACAGGCGGCTACGGCGGCCGCGCTGGCTGCGCAACGCCTGATTGCACGACAGCAGGCTGCGGTCACCGAACTGCGGCGCCGGGTCGAGGTGTTCATCCGGCGGGCGTGGCGAGGCCTTCGAGATTGGCGCAACCCATCCATCTCGATCTTCCTGGCATTGGTGCTGCCCGTGATCCGCGGTGGACAACGTCAGGTCGCCTCGATCACCGATGCGCAGCTTTCCAGGCTGTACTCCGAGGTCACCGGGCGACCCATCCGGCTGGCCGCCGTTCCTACCGCGTCGGTGACCGATCTGCGTGCCGCCGAGCCGGGCGAGGTGTACGAGCGGCCCTTCCACGATGTGTGGCGGGCGCTGTCCGACGGCAAGAGCCTCGAGGAGGCCGTCCAGGTCGGCGAGGACCGCGCGGTGGAGCTCGCGGTGACCGATCTGCAGCTGGCCAAGACCCACGCCGCGCAGCAGGTGCTGCAGCAGCAGCCCGGAGTTGTCGGTTACCGGCGCGTCCTGAAGGGCCCGGAGTCGTGCGCGATGTGCGTTGTCGCCTCAACCCAGCGGTACCACATCGCCGACCTGATGCCGATCCATCCCGGCTGCGACTGCGAGGTCGATCCGATCATCGGAGACTTCGACCCCGGCCGCGTCATTGACGAAGACCGGCTGGCCAAGGCCCACGCCGCTGTGATGGAGCGGCTCGGGATCTCCGACTCAGGGGCCCGGAACCCCGACTACCGGAAGCTCCTGATCACCCACGAGCACGGGGACATCGGACCCGTCATCGCCGTGCGCGGCGAGCACTTCACCGGCCCCGCCGACCTCAACAAGTCGTCCTGACGCCCCGACACGGGACGCCAGGTAATCACCACCCGACATGGGAGCAACCAATGGCTGATGACGCTGCCACCACCACGCCCGACACGGGCCAGGGAGCAGGCCAGCAAAACGCCGGCACCGCAACCGATGCAGCCAAGCCCAACGGCACCGCGGCGGCCGGGACAGGTCCCGACACGGGCAAGCCCAGCGGCGACCAGAACGGCGACGCCACCGACTACAAGGCCGAGGCCGAGAAGTGGAAGGCGCTGGCGCGCAAGCACGAGGACCAGGCCAAGGCCAATCTCGGGAAGGCGAAGGTCACCGAGGACCAGATGTCGGCGATCGCGAAGGCGCTCGGCCTGGAGACCGACAAGCCAACGCTGGAAGGCCTCCAGTCGACGCTCGCCGAGAAGGACTCCCAGCTGCAGCAGCAGAAGGACCTCGTGTGGGAGATCCAGCTCGAGCGCGCGGCCGAGAAGGCCGCCAAGAAGGCCGGCGGTGACCCCGAGCTCGTCGTCCCCGTGTTGTTCCACAGCGGAGCTCTGGACGACCTCAACCCCGATGACGCCGGCTGGGACGACGCGATCACCAAGAAGGTCGGCGAGCTCGTCAAGGCCAACCCGAGGCTACGCGCCGAAGCAGCGCCCGATCTGAAGCAGGGCAACCGCGGCGCGGCAGGCGCCGGTGACACCGATCCCAACGGGTGGCTCCGCGACATGGTTCGCGGCCGCCGCTAGCACCCCGCAGCAACCGGCACTCCACCAAGGCCACGGCCGGGCCGCTGCCTGACCTCAAGGAGGAACCGTGGCCACTTACAACAGCCTGATCTCCCGCGACGTATCGAGCGATCCGCTCGTCCCGGAACCGGTGTCGGCGCAGATCATCCAAGAGGCCCCTACACAGTCCGCCATTCTGCAGCGCGCCGCCAAGACGCAGCTGTCGACCAAGACGCAGCGGCAACCCGTCCTGGACGTGCTGCCGGTCGCGTACTGGGTCGGCGGTGACACCGGTCTGAAGCAGACCACTGCGCAGGACTGGAAGAACGTCAGCTTCATCGTCGAAGAGCTCGCCGTGATCGTGCCCATCCCCGAGGCGTACCTCGATGACGCGCAGGTACCTATCTGGGAGCAGGTCCGCCCACGCATGGTGGAAGCGATCGGCAAGAAGATCGACGAGGCCGCCATCTTCGGCGTGAACAAGCCGTCCACCTGGCCGTCTGACATCTACACCGCGGCTGTCGCGGCCGGCAACTCGGTGCCCGCCGACGACGGCGTGGCCACGCACGACTTCGGTGTCGCGGTCACCAGGGTCGGCGAGATGCTCGCCGACGACGGTTACGAGGCCAACGGCTTCATGTCACGCCCCGGATTGCGGTGGAAGCTCATCGGCCTCCGCAGCGCACAAGGCAACGCGATCTACGAGCCAGACCTGCAAAACGGCACCGGCGGTGGCCTGTACGGCTACCCGCTTTCGTCGGTCAACAACGGCTCCTGGGACCGCACCAAGGCCGAACTCATCGCAGGCGACTGGACGAAGGCGATCGTCGGGATGCGGCAGGACATCTCGTTCAAGGTCTTCACCGAAGGCGTCATCTCCGACGATGACGGCCTGGTCATCTTGAACCTGATGCAGCAGGACTCTGTCGCGTTGCGGGTCGTCATGCGGCTGGCGTTTGTCACCGCCAACCCGGTCACCGCGATGAACTCCAACAGCGCGACCCGGTACCCGTTCGCCGTCGTCCACCCGGGCACCACGTCGAGCTGACCGAGCCCCCTCTAGAAGCCGAATCGAGAGGACGCAGCATGCGTATCGTGGCGATGGTTCACCTGTTCCCGCCTCGGCATAACGCCGGCGCGGAAT